GAATGCCGCCGATGCAGATGCCGGGTGGGATGTACACCGCCGGACCGATGGCACCGGGCCCCGGCGGCGTGCCGCCGGGCGGCAACTTCCAGCACTTCGGCGATGGTGGCATGGCCAGGGGTATGATGCAGCAGCCTCAAATGCCCATGCAGATGCAGCACTTTGGCGACGGTGGCATGGCTCGAGGCATGGCGATGGGCGGCCAGATGGCACCGGGAGCGGTGCACACCGCCGGCCCGATGGCACCACCCCCACAGGGCTATCAGCCGATGAACCGACCGGCGGGCGGCATGGCGGGCGGCTTTATGGGCGGCAACTACTCCAACCCGATGATCGGCAACGCCCTCCGCGGCCTCGGCCAGCCCATCCAGTACGCCTCGAGGGCAGGCCGTATGCGCAACGCAGCCCGCCATATGGCAGCAGGCCTTTGAGCGACATTCCCGCCGACATCCCCTCATCTCTCGGCGACGACATCGTGAGCGAGTTCATCACCCGCTCCGAGCTGTGCCAGATGGTCAAGGAAATCGCCCGCATGGCGCAGAAAACCGATCGCACGCAACGCGGTCCGCAGGCACCGTCACGGTGGCGGGCGCTCGCGGCTAAGCTTGAGGCGGTAGAGTCTCCGGCCGACCACGAGGTTTAGCCGGCTCAGCGACGATCTTAGCCACATCCTCGCGGTGCATCTCGATCTGGTCGATGACCGTCTTGGCAAAGCGGGCATTGAGCCAGCCGCTCACATGGATATAGCCGGCCCTTTCGAGCCGGCGCTGCTTGTCTTTGCGGTCGGTCATGCGGGGAAATATCCACGGGCGGTCTCTACGGCCCGTTTGGCAGCGGCCATGGTTCCAACGAAACCCTCATCTCTCAGGCTTTTCGTTGGGTGGTGCACGTGCCACGCCCAACCATCGGCGCACTTTGCTATGTCGGCGGCGCAATGCATATCCTCGGCGGTGTAGAGGCCCGGTTCCTCGCGCTTCCAAGTCATGGTCATCTCGTTTCCCCTTCTGATAACTCTAATATAATGCCACGCGTGACATTCGTCAACCATAAAATGCCTACGCGTGACATTTATTTTCAATCCTGAAACAGGAGACAGCCAGCATGACCAAGCGCAAAGGCACCAGGAAGGGCGGCAAGGGCGGCCGCGGCTGCTGATGCCAACAAACTAGTGGCCAATAGCAATCCTAAGCCACCCAATGCCGGTATGGGCCGGCCGCCGGGCGTGCCCAACAAAACGACCAAGCTGCTCAAGGATGCGATCCTCATGGCAGCCGCGGCCGCCGGGGATGGCGATATGGTGGCTTATCTGACTGAGCAGGCCAGAGAAAACCCCGGTCCGTTCATGGCGCTTCTGGGCAAGGTGCTGCCGATCCAGGTCGCAGGCGATCCCGACAATCCGTTTACCATGGTAGCGAGGATTGGCCTTGCTGGACGCGCAGACTGAAGCTGAAGCAGTCGTCCGCATACCGCCCAGGCTCATCCCGGTGTTTCTGGGCCAGGCACGCTATCGCGGCGCCTGGGGCGGCAGGGGCAGCGGCAAGACCCAGACCTTCGCCAAGATGTCGGCCATATGGGGCTACGTCGCTGGACTGGCGGGGCAGAAAGGCCTGATCCTGTGCGGTCGTGAGCTGATGAACAGCCTGGAGGACAGCAGCCTCGAAGAGGTCAAGCAGGCCATCCTCGGTGAGCCCTTCCTCAGGGCATACTACGAGGTAGGAGACCGCTACGTGCGATCACGTGATGGACGTATACGCTATGGATTCGCCGGCCTACGACACAATCTCGACAGCATCAAATCCAAGTCACGTATCATCCTCGCATGGATTGACGAGGCAGAGCAGGTCAGTGAGATCGGCTGGCAAAAGCTGATCCCGACCGTCCGTGAGGACAACTCAGAGATATGGGTGACGTGGAACCCAGAGGATGACGCAAGCCCGACCCACAAGCGTTTCCGTGACAATCCGCCTGACAGCGCCAGGATCGTTGAGGTTAACTGGCGCGACAATCCGTGGTTTCCTGCTGTCCTTGAACTGGAGAGACTGGCTGATAAGGCCAGACGCCCCGATGACTACGATCATATCTGGGAGGGCGGTTTCCGGTACGCATCCCAAGCCCGCATATTCCGTAACTATCGAGTGGCAGAGCTAGAGGTTCCCGAGAATGTCATCTGGTTCTACGGGGTTGATTGGGGATTCTCCGTTGATCCCCTTGCCGGAGTCAGGTTCTGCTTCCCCGACGAACAGACGATCTACATCACCAACGAATGTTACCGTGTGGGAGTGCCCACGGAACGCGTACCGGCTGAGCTACTGGCCGCGCTCCCCGACCTTGTTAGGTGGCCTAGTGCGGGTGATAGTGCTCGCCCAGACACCATCGACTACGTGCGCCGACATGGCGTTCCTCGACTGCGACCAGCCCTGAAGGGTCAGGGCAGCATTGAGGACGGCATCACCTTCCTTCAGTCGTTCGACATCGTGCTGCACCCGCGCTGCACCGCCACGCTGAACGAGTTCAACCGCTACAGCTACAAGCGCGACAAGCAGACCGAGGAAATCCTGCCGGTCATCGAGGACCTGTGGAACCACGCCATCGACGCCCTGCGCTATGGCGCCGAGCGGGCGCACCGCAAGGGAAAGCTTATTCCAGGCATCGTGGTGAGGCCGAAGCGAGAGAACGACTACGGCATCAGGCCGATCGAGGAAGAGGATGAGGGATCGTGGCGGGTGGCGTAGGTTCGTCGGGGCCGCAAAGCCATTCGATCTGACGCCTGAGGGCGTCAATACTCCTCATGGCCGCCGTAAAGAGATCGGCCCGCACATACTCGACTGAGTTGGGTAAGGGGCGGTCAACCCAGAACTCAGGGTCCGTTTCCGCGACATTCAGCGCGACCCAGACGCGGTCGGGCGCTTCATTCCTTTGCATTCATCGCTCCTTTCGCTGAGCGCTCACCATAGCACGAGGTCAGATGGCCGTTAACCTGACTGTCGTCAAAGATGACCCTGATACCGGCGGCCTGCCAGCCAAAGACCTTGTGAAGATGGTCGACTACGCCAGCGACGAGATGGACGAGGCGCGCGAGCAGTCAGCCAAGTGCCGCCGCTACTACGACCATGATCAGCTCACGGCAGTCGAGCTCGCCATTCTGCGCAAGCGCAAGCAGCCGCCGCTGATCATCAACCGCATTCAGCGCAAGGTGGATGCCATGGTCGGCATCGAGCAAAAGGGGAGGGTTGACCCGCGTGCCTTACCGAGAGAGCCGGGCGATGAGGATGCTGCGGACATCGCGACTAAGGCGCTGGTCTTCGTCGACGATGTTACGCGTTTTGACACCCATCGCTCGGCGTTCTGCTACAATCTCGCCATCGAAGGGTATGGCGGGGTCGAGGTCAACGTCCGCGACCGACAGGGCCAGAAAGACCCAGACATCATCCGCCTCCGCTGGGAGGAGATATTCTTCGATCCGTACAGCCGCGAGCTAGACTTCAGCGATGCCGACTACATGGGCTGTCAGAAGTGGATGAGCCTGAGCAAGGCCAGGGAGTTCTGCCGCGGCTATAACCCAGACATGCCGGACGAGGAGCTGGACGCGCTGCTCAACAGCAGCATGAACGTCACCTCGAGCACGTATGAGGATCGGCCGACCAACGCCTCCCGCAGCGGCTGGGGCGATCCAAAGACCAAGCGGGTCAAGCTGGCGTACATGTATTATCGCCACGAGGGAGACTGGCGGCTGACGCTGTTCACCGGCGCCGGGGTGATCTACGACGAGCTGTCGCCGTTCCTCGACTTCAGCGAGGACGAGAACGGCAAGCCCGCCAACGCGATGATCCTGCAGGCGTGCTACATCGACCAGGAGAACAAGCGCTACGGCATCGTGACCTCGATGATCCCGATGCAGGACGAGATCAACGCGCGCCGCTCCAAGCTGCTGCACCAGCTCAACAGCCGCCAGACGATGGGCCAGAAAGGCGCCATCGCCGACATGAAGATACTCAAGCGCGAGCTGGCGCTGCCCGATGGCCATGTCGAGTACGATCAGGACCCATCCAGCTCGGTGAAATCGTTCGAGGTGGTTGAGCAGACCGATCAGGTTGCCGGCCAGTTCCAGCTGCTCCAGGAGAGCAAGGGCGAGATCGATATGCTAGGCCCCAACGCCAGCCTGCTCGGGCAGCTGGAGGGCGATCAGTCGGGGCGGGCGATCATCGCCCAGCAGCAGGCTGGCATGGCCGAGCTGGCGCCGTTCTACGACAACCTGAAGGACTGGACGCTGCGGGTCTACCGAGCGATGTGGAACCGCATCCGCCAGTTCTGGCGTGAGCCGCGCTGGGTGCGGGTGACCGACGAGAGCGAGAAGCTCAAGTTCGTTGGCATCAACCAGCCGGCGCAGCAGCCGGCAATTGATCCCATGACCGGGCAGCCGGCGATGGGCCCCGATGGCCAGCCGATGATGCAGCCGGTGATGGGCCCGGACGGTAAGCCGCAGATAGAGAACCCGATCGCGCAGCTCGACGTCGATATCATCATCGACATGACGCCGGAATACGCCTCGCTTCAGATGGAGGAGTTCCAGACGCTCACCGATCTGGTGAAGACCGGCATGGTGCAGATACCGCCCGATGTGCTGATCGAGGCCAGCCAGCTGCGCAACAAGGCCAAGCTGCTTGAGAAGATGCGCGGTGACAGCCCGGAGGCGCAGGCGCAGCAGCAGGCGCAGCAGCAGGCGATGCAGCTGGAGGCGGACGAGAGGCAGGCCACGATCGGCAAGATTACTGCCGAGGGACAGGCTATTGGCGCCAAAGCGCAACTGGACGCGCAACTGGAGCCGATGCGACTTAAGATCGAGGAACGCAAGCTGGCGCTGGACGAAGCCAGGATGGCGTTCGAGAGCCGCAAGATGGAAATCGAGGCGGCTGCCGCCGAGCGTGATGCGCAGTCCGGCGCTGGCGAGATGCCACTCAAGCTGGCCGAAGTACAGATCAAGGGCAAGCTGGCCGACGCCGATGTCGGGCTGAAGCACGCCCAGACTGAGAAGACGCTGGCCGAGGTAGGCCTCACTCATGCCCAGGCCGGCAAGGCCAAGGCCGATGTCGAGATTGCCGGGTTCCAGGCAACCAAGGCCGCCGAGCATCAGGACCGGCAGTTCGGGCTGGAGGGCCAGAAGCTCGGGCTGGAGGACAAGCGCGCTGATGCCGACCGTGAGGCGACCAAGCAGATCGCAGCATCAAAATCTGTTGGTTCAAAAGGTTCTGAACCAACGAAATCTGATGATAAGAAGGCGAAGCGGTCCCGCTTCAAGGTCGTGCGCAACGACACCGGATACACCATCGATCGTGAGGATGTGGGATAATGGCAACCTATGTGAAATACGAGCCCTTCGCCGAGGGGCTGATGGACAAGCTGTTTGACCTGTTCGGCACCACCGACACGCTGAAGGTCGTCATCCACTCGGATGCGCCCGTCGTGGCAACCGACGACGAGCTGGCCGACCTGACGCAGGTGACGGGGACAGGCTATACCGCAGGCGGGATCGACACCCAGAACGACAGCACCCGAACCGGCGGCACGGTCACCATGACCGGCGTGGACTGCGTCTGGACCGGCGGCGCGGGCGGATTCACTGCTGGCCGCTACGTCGCCATGCACGACGACACCAGCACCACCGACCGGTTAATCAGCGACTGGGATTATGGGGCCAACTTCACCGTCGCTGCGGGGGAGACGTTCACCGTCGATTTCGGTGCCTCTATCATGACGCTCACCTAGCCCCTGTCCGTATCGAACGGACCAACCGCCCTTGGTGCACCAAGGCGTCTGCCACCTGCGGGGGCCAGGTTCGCCGCCGGCATAGTAAGCGGGGTGACTTGATTTTGCAATCGCAAGCCAGCCCCCGGATCAAGGCCACCGCGGTCTGGAGCCTGCTGCCCGCGAAATACTATCAGAGCCTCGAGCAGAACCAGCAGCTCGCGTCCTGCTGCCGCCACCCCGAGAACCACGACATCGAGGCGCTGTATTCCAGCGAAGCTGATGCCCTCCGCGGCATCCCCGATATCTACATCTTTCATTGCACATGCGGCCGCCAGCACCGGCGGTTCTGCTGCGGTGGCTCGTACGGGTTCAGGACCGGCCTGCTCGGCGAGGTCGAGAAGGATGCGAACGGGGTGCCGATTCCCTACACCGAACTCCGGCCGAAGTGGGAAGTGCGATGAAAGTTCACGTTCTTACTGGCGACGGCGTCACCTACACCATCGTGGTGCACGCGGCGGTGCCGGCCGGCAACAACTCGGCGGGCTTTACCTGGAAGCAAGCGCTGGTGAACGCCGGGCTGAACACGACGATCATGCAGCCGGGCAATCCGGCGACGCAGCCGGGAATGGCGTTGCAGACCGAGATCGACAGCATTCTCGCGGGTGATGTGATCGAGGGCGTGTTTGCCTTCACCGCGGGGGAGCTGAGCGGCGCGGCGCTGACTGCGGCGCTCGACTTGCAGGCGACCCAGACGCTGATCAACCTGTCGGCACGGCTTGCAGCTCAGCTGAAATGGTACGGGGCAACGAGGCCGTAGCATGGCAGTCACCGTCACCCAGAACCGCGGCACCACCACCGCGATGACGATCACCCTGGCCTCGCTCGCCTTCTCGGCGACGGCAGGCAGGGAAAGCACGGCGGTAGACAACTCGTCCACGCTGGCGGTGGACTACGATCTCGGCGGCTTCATCACCACCGGCACCACGCCTACCGCGGGCAACCTGATCGAGGTCTGGTGTTACGGCTCATATGACGGCACCAGCTACATCGGCGGCGCAAGCGGAACGGATGCCGCACTGACGCCGGTGGGGACAAAATCGCTGATGCGGCTGATTCAGGCCATCCCGATCACCGGCACCAGCAACGTCAAATACACCTGGCAGTGTGGGTCGGTGGCCAACCTGTTCGGCGGGTTGATGCCGGTCAAGTTCGGGATCTGGGTGCTGAACAACACCGCGGTGAACCTGAACGCCACCGGCGGCAACCATGAGGCGAAGTATACCGCGATCAAGTATGTAAGTACCTGATGTCTGGTTTTTTCGCTGGTGCCGCTCGTATTTCTCAGGCGGCTCCGGCGATCACTGTGGTGCCGTTCACGGTTGGTTTCTGGCAGAACACCGATGCCGGCGCCAACCGCTGCAGCTGGTCGCTGGCGGCCTCGGCCTCTACCGCTTCGTGGCGGACGTTCAACGTCGCCGCGGAGATGCGGATCGGCAACAACGACGGCACCACCAACACCAACTGCGTGATCGCCGGATCAGTGGTTTCTGGCGAGTGGGCCTACATCGTGGCGAGGGTCATCTCTGCCACCAACCGCAAGCTGTGCATGTTGAAGGCGGGCGGCGGCATTCTGCACGGCAGCGATACCACCTCGGTCACCCTGCCGACGCCGGTCAAGATGTGCATCGGCGCTTTCGACTCCACCGGAATTGCCAATGCGTATGCCGGGCAGATCGCCGAGTTCTGGATGGCCGACATCGACGTGCAAGCGGATGGTGCGCAGCTCGACGAGGCGCTGATGCTGCAGCTTGCATACAAGGGACCGTTCAGCGTGCCCCACCTGCAAGGCAGGATCACTGAGTATATTTCGTTCCGCAACCCGCAGGTGACCGCCACCGGCGCCTCGATCGTAGACGGCGCTGCTGACTTCTACCAGCGCAAGGCGAGTCCGTGGCTGGTCGCCAACACCGGCACGCAGTTGAGTGATCATCCGGCGCTCTATGGAACTTATGTGAGGCGTAACCAGGGCAGGCGGTTGCTGGTCGTCTAGGGGTAAGCCATGGCATTCGGCTTTCTCCCGCTCCCGCTAACGGCTCAGCCGCAAGCCTACACCATTGCCGCCGATGGCGGCGCGTACACGATCACCGGCACAGCCGCCGGGACGCTCTACGGCCGCCTGGTAGCGGCCACAGCCGGCACCTACGCCCTCACAGGGGCGCCAGCAGGGCTTGTAAGGGCCCTGCCACTGGCAGCAGCGCCCGGCAGCTACCTGACAGCCGGAACCGACGCAGGGCTGCTGTACGGCCGTCTGGTGGCCGCTACGGGCGGCAGCTACGCAGTGTCTGGCATTGCGGCTGGCCTGCTCTATGGGCGGCTGGTTGCCGCGACGGGCGGCTCGTACACGCTGACCGGCAGTGATGCCGGGCTGGCCCGGGCGCTGCCGCTGGCCGCGGACGGTGGTAGCTACGCCCTGACCGGCAGTCCCGCCGGGCTGCTTTATGGCTATCTGCTTGGTGCGCTGGGCGGCAGCTATAGCCTCACTGGCTCCGACGCCACGCTGGTTTACGGGCAGCTCAACCAGTACACCATCGTTGCCAATCCCGGCAGCTACACGATCAACGGCTCAGATGCAGGGCTGCTTGCAACCCGCCTGCTGGATGCAGGGGCTGGCACCTACACGATCACGGGCTCGCCTGCCGGCTTGGTGTTCGGCTGGCTGGTGGGGGCTGAGGCCGGCGCCTATGTCCTTTCCGGGTCCAGCGCCGGCCTCGTCTTCGCGCAGTTCCCGCACCTCGAGGCGGAGCCCGGCAGCTACAGCATCAGCGGCACCGACGCCGACCTGATCCAGCGATACCTCCACCCGCCAACACCGTCCGAAGGCGTGGTGTTCGTTGGGGCTGGTGGTGGCGGTGCTGGACGCAAGAAGCGCAGGAAGGGCACCGATGACGACCTCTTCGATGAGGTCACGGTCATTGTGGACGACCCCGAGGATGGGGAGATCGTCTATGAGGTGCCGCGCGAGGAGCTGAAGGCCGCGCTACCGACGATCAACGAGATACTGGACGAGGCCGAGCGCGTGCGAATGGCGCCCGTCGTCACGCTGCACCCCGATGATGAGGACGAGGTGTTGCAGCTGGTGATGCTGCTCGAGGAGATGGAGGACTAGCGACGGGGAGTAGGCCCAAGCTCTTTCATCAAGCGGCGAAGGGTCGAGGGGTGCATGGCTCCAAAGAGCCAATGTGCCAACAGTCCGCGAATGTAAGTCATCTCTGGGACACCAGCATCAGGCCCATGATGTGCACGACGACCGCTTCGATGGCGGCGCGCGCTTCTGGATGAAAGCCGTAGTCATCGACGCCTACTTCCAGGGCGTTGGTGACGGTAGCCTTGGCAATGACCTTGGCCACCTTGTCGATCAGCGCCTCGTCCCTGAGGAGTTGGTCCAGTTCTAAGGGCATGGCTTGCTCCTGAGTTAGAACCGCCCCCACCGGGACTCACCCTCCATAGGGAGCGGTTCAAGGATCGTGGACCCTGCGCAGGGTGCGCTACGCCACGGAAATATACGACCGCGCCGCCAGCGGAACAAGGGCGAGACGTGCCGCCGACGTAAGGGCGATCCCGCAAGGCATCCAGCGATATAGGAGCAGCGTCCATGACGGGCGACAACGACGACGTGTTTGACGGAGTACCTGAGGCACCACAGACCACCGAGGGGGTAAGCCCCGAGGCGCCGTCTGAGCGGCCCCGCGATGAGCAGGGACGGTTCGCGCCACAGGACAAGGGCGATTTGGCTCCTACGGGAGCCGATGGTGCGCCGCCGGCACCAGCACAGCACGTTGACAGGACCGTCCCGCTTTCGGCGCTACTGGACGAGAGAGACAAGCGCAGACAATACGAGGCCGAGCTCGCCCACTACCGGGCTCAGCAGCAACAGCCGCCGCAACTGCCCGATCCGGTCGAGGACGTTCAGGGTTACACCTACGCGCTCCAGAGCCAGTTCGAGCAGCGAATGCAAGCTGCCGCCATCCGTCAATCCCGCGTCCTAGCCGAGCGAGAGTTCGGCAGGGACGCGGTTGAGGAGGCAATTCACTTCTTCGACGACCCGCAGATGCACGCGATGTCCGAGCAGTTCGCCCGGGAGCCGCTGCCCATCCACGCTGCCGTCGAGTGGGTGAGGCAGCAGAAAGAGTTCTTGGAGCGCAGCAGCCCCGACTACGAGGCCAAACTGCGAGCCAAGATCGAGGCTGAAATCCGCGCGTCTTACGAAAATCCCTCTCAGTCCGCCCGCCCTATTCCGCGTTCCCTCGCCTCAGCCCCAGCCTCCGGCGGCTCGCCGCCACCTGGGACGGGTGATCCCCTCTTCGACTGAAAGGGTTAGCCAATGGCTACCACTGAACTTGGTCTTGTCCACCGCATCCAGCGGTGGGACAGCGACTTTCTGACCGAATACGTCCGCGGCTCCCGCTTCAAGAAGTTCATGGGCCGCGCCGTTGCCAAGGACAATCAGGAGAGCGGCTCTGAGGCCGTGATCCAGGTTCGCTCCGACCTGGAGCAGCAGGCGGGCAAAACCCTTAACATCCCGCTGATCACCCGTCTCGATGGTGCTGGTGTGCAGGGCTACACCCGCATGACCGGCAACGAGGAGCAGCTCGGCATCTACAACGATCAGGTGACGGTCCACTACAACCGGAACGCGGTCGAGATCGCCGAGGCGGACGAGAAGTGGACCGAGATGGACCTGCGCGGCGCCGCAAAGGGCCGGCTCCGGGTCTGGGCCGCCGAGATGCTGCGCAACGACATCATCATTGCGCTGTCCGACTGGCAGAACCGCTCCTGGGTTTCCGGGCGCAACGCCGACACCGCGGCCGGCACGCGCTACACCCCGACCACGTTCATGGCGGCGAACATTGCCGACACCACGAACGCCAACCTGTGGCAGCTCGCCAACAGCGATCGCATCCTCTACGCCAACAAGCCGCAGATCGCCGGCAACAACGTCACCAGCATTGCGCAGCTGGTGGTGAGCACCGACAAGGCGTCGGCCACGGTGCTGATGCTGGCCAAGGGCCTCGCGAAGACCGCGGGCAGCGCCTCGGGCGGCATCCACATCCGGCCCTCGAGCTGGAGCGATGAGGAGGGCACCGAGGACTATGTCTGGTTCGTCCCGACGACCGACTTCAACAACCTCGCCGCCGACACCGACATCAAGGCGGCGAACCAGCTGGTCAGGGAGCGCGGGCTCAACAACCCGATCTTCCAGGATGGCGACCTGCTCTATCGGGGCGTGATCATCCGCGAGGTGCCGGAAATCCCGCCGTACGGCAACGTTGGCGCCTCGTCCACGGCCGTCAACATGTCGTTCTTCTGCGGTGCCGCTGCTGCCTCGGTTGCCTGGGGCCAGCGTCCGACCTCGCGGAGCAAGAAGGACGACTACGACTTCTTCACCGGCCTCGCCATCCAGGAGTGCCGGGGCACGAAGAAGACCTGGTACAACGGCAAGCAGTACGGGCTTGTCACCGTCTTCACCACTGCCGCGTAAGGAGCAACCCCAATGGCAGACGACAGCAGGAATGCCACCACTCGGGGCCGCACTACTCTCGGCAGCCGTCAGAGCGTGGTTCAGAGCCGGATCATGTACGAGGCCGCAACGGTGGAGGTCGCTGCGGCGGCATCCATCGCGACCACCTACGTGATGTTCCGCATTCCGACGCGGGCTCGCATCAGCGGCCTGAGCCGCATCTCGTGGGACGACCTCGCATCGACCGGATCGCCGACCCTCTCGGTCGGCCTCAAGGCGGTGGACGCCAACTTCACCACGTCGGCAACCGCCCTCAACAGCGGTCTTGACGTGTTTACCGCGGCGGGCACGGCCTCCATGATCGGCGACGTTGCCAACTACGGCAAGCAGATCTGGGAGCTTGCGGGTGCCACAACCGATCCGGGCGGCATGGCCGATATCACCGTGGCCATCGCGGCGGCGGCGACCAACACCGGCGGCACGGTCACCTGCGAGCTGTTCGCGGTCACCGACGCCTGAGACTTGTAATTTAATCCTTCGATTAAAAAACAAGTGCCAAGGGAGCGCGCGTCATGAACAAGCGAGAGATCGTGACGCGCGCCCTACGTGAGCTGGGCGTGGTGGGCTACCAGCGCAGCCCAAACGGCCAGATGTACGAGGTTGGCGAGGAAAAGCTCGCCCAGCTCTACGCCGATATCAACGGCCCGTGGGGCGGCATGACCCTGACCTTCGGGCTGGAGGACGACTGCCCCGCCGCCTATCAGGATTCAATGATCGATCTGCTTGCTGCCCGTCTCTCCAGGCAGTTTGAGCGCACGCCACCGATGCCCGAGATCACCGCGCTGATGCGGATGCGGGCGGTGAACAAGCCCTACGTCCGCGACATGGATTTCGACGATGACGGCATAGTCGACGAGGCCGAGGAAGACGCCATCGACATGAGCCGCTATTTCTGATGCCGGGCAACCAGCTGCGACAGGACGTTCGGCCGTGGTATCAGAAGATCAACGATGCCGCCCGCTACTACTTAGGCCCGGCATACGAGCCGATCGAGATGGCTGGCAACGCGTTTGCGGCACTGTCTCCCGGTGCCGACATGATCGACATGCAGCAGGAGAGCGACAAGCTGATGCGGTCGCATGGCGGCTGGGACACCGTGAACGCCGGTCTGGGGCTGGCTAAGGCAACGATGGGCATGGCGATACCCGGCACCGCCAAGGGCATCAGCGAGGGCGTGGACGAGGCGGCAAAGGGCATCCGCGCCTACCACGGCAGCCCGCACGACTTCGACCAGTTCTCGATGGACAAGATCGGGACCGGCGAGGGCGCGCAGTCCTACGGGCACGGGCTATATTTTGCCGGCAATGAGGACGTGGCGAAGTCGTATCGCGACATGGTTCCGAAGCCAGATCGGTCCGCAATGGTTAACGTGGCGACGAAGGTAAAAGCCGCCGGACAAGACCCGGCTGAAATGCTGCCGGTGATCTTCCCGAAGGCGTCTGCGGAAGAAATCAGCGCTGCGATTGCGGAAGCCGCGAACCCGCCTCCCGGCCACATGTACGAAGTCAACATCAACGCCTCCCCCGACGACTTCCTGGATTGGGATAAGCCGCTGAGTGAGCAGAGCGAGAAGGTGCGAGGCGGCGT